GTTGGCATTTTCACCAGATCAGAGTCAGAAATATTTGAGAATGAGCGATACCACCACTACCGACGCCGAATCGTTCGAGCTGGACGCCAATTCGACCTGGATCGAAGCTGTCGAGCTGTTTCAGAGGGAGGGGGCGGAATGGCTGACGGCCGCTGACGCGCCGCAGCTCATGGCGCTGCGCTCGATCGCCAAGCAGCTCGACAGCGGCACGTTCCAAGCCGCTCTGATCTCGCAGTTCACCCTGATTCACCGGGCGCTGCTGAACCGCCGGCCTGGCGAGCCGCAGACGCCGCCCGATCCCGCCGGCGCAGCTCGCGCTGCAGCCATGGGGCCGAGCCTGTTCGAGCAGCTGGGCGGCGTCTGGACGGCCGACGCATGAGCGCCGGCACGATCTGCCCGCAGCCGTGCGAGCACCTGTCACAGCAGGACGCCCGCGAGGGCCGCACGTGCCCCGAGCACCCCTGCAGCTGCCCGCCGGCCGAGCCGGCCTGCACGTGCCCGAGCGGCGACGGCTCGCTGCGCTGGCCCTGCCCCGAGCATCCCCCGACGACGACGCCGGCGCGCGACACCTACCGCGCGGCGTGGGAGGCCATGAGCGCCGCCGAGCGCGACAAGCTGCAGAGCGACCTGGAACGGTTCGGCGCTGCCGTCGCCGGCCTGCAGGCCGCTATCGCTGAGCTGCTGCTGCCCGTGTTCGAGGCGTTCGCGGATCTGGTCGAGCGCCTGGCGTGGCTGATCGAGGACAGCCGGCCGGTGCGCTGGCTGAACCGCCGAGCGCGGCGCGCCGCCATGCGCCGGCATCCGTCGAGCCGGTGGGAGTTCACCCCGCTGCCGGCGCTGCCCGCGTCGCGGATCTACACCCCGCCGGCGGCGCTGTCGTGGGTTGACGTTGACCGGCTGGCAGAGCGCGCCGGCCAGGATCTCGGCACGTTCGACGCGATCCTGGCAGCCCCGACGCCGGCCGAGATCCCGCCCGCCCCGCTCTGCCAGCCGGTCAACGCCGGCCAGCACGTCGGCCGGATGCGCCGGCACACCTGGCGCGAGCTGCTGCAGCTGCCCGGTAAGGACATGGCCTAGACATGTCCATGTCACAGCCGTACCCCGAGATCGCGCCGTGGCCCCCGAGGCGCTACACACGGCCCCTGAGCGACGATTTCCCGAGCGCGTTCGACGGCTACCGCGATCTGTTCCGGCTGATCTGGTTCGCGGCGTTCGGCTACGCGCTCGAAGCGTGGCAAGAGCAGGCCGTGCGCCACGTGCTAGAGCTGTACCCGCCGGGGCACCGGCGAGCCGGTCAGCTGCGCTGGCGTCAAGTCGTGATCAGTCTCGGCCGGCAGAACGGCAAGACCGAGATAGCCGCAGCGCTCGGGCTGTTCGCGCTGCTGATGAAAGCCGCCCCCAACGTCGTGGGGATCGCGTCGAGCGCCGAGCAGGCCCGCCTGGTCTACAAGCGCACCATGCGCGCGATCCGCGGCACGCCGAAGCTCGCGCAGCGGTTCAAGGCGCTGACCGAGACCCGAGGCATTCAGACGAAGGACGGCGGGCAGTACGAGATCAAGGCCGCGAAGTCGGCGGCGCTGCAGGGCATCCCGATCGACGCCGGCCTGGTCGATGAGCTGCACATTCTCGCGCGCGCGCTCTGGTTCGATCTGGTCAACGGTATGGGCGGCCGGCCTAACTGTTTCGTCGTCGGGATCACGACCGCCGGCGACGAGAACAGCGAGCTGCTGCTGCACCTGTACGAGCAGGGATCTGAGGCGATCGACGCCGGCGCGGATGCCCGGTTCGGGTTCTACGTGTGGGAGGCCAGCGCGGCCGAGATCCCCGACGACGACGACGAGCTGGGCCGCGAGCTGGCCCGCGCCAATCCGTCCGTGGCATCCGGCCGCGTGGACCTAGAGAACGCGCTGATCGAGGTTCGATCCATGCCGAAGTCGGACGCGATCCGATACCGGCTGAACCGGTTCGTGCAGTCGGTATCCGAGTTCATCACGGCAGCCATGTGGCACGACAATTTCGTGCGCGAGGACTACCCCGAGGGCGTGCAGCCGATCTTCACGATTGACCGAACGCCCGACTGGTCAGCTGCCACGATCTCGGCGTTCGGTAAGCGCCCTGACGGGCGGATCTACTGTGACGTGGTGGCGTCGATCGTGCGCCCGGATCTCGCGCGCCTGGTCGAGCTGTGCGAGCAGCTGAACGCTGCGCACAAGCCGGCCACGTTCGGCATGGACAGCTTCACGCTGCGCGACCTCGGCCGCGAGCTGGATCTGCGCGGCATCCCCACGACCATGGCCGGCATAGCCGACGTGATGAACGGCAGCGCGCTGTTCTACGCGAAGCTGCAGCAGCAGCGCCTGGCGCACCCCGGCCACGATCTGCTCGCCCACCAGATCCCGCTCACCAAGCGGAAGGACAGTGACGGCGGTTTCAAGATCAGCCGGCAGGCGTCCAGCGCGTCGATCGACGGCGTTATGTCCCACGTGATCGGCGTGCAGCTGGCCGAGAATCACCGCGACAACGCGCTGCAGATGTTCTAGGACACGTGGACATGACTAGGACATGTCCAGTCACGTGACATAAATCACTTACCTAGCGATGCCGTGGCAATGGCCGCGCGTCCGAATTACCGCCCACGTGGTCAGCTGAGTGACCATTCTTCACGTGGGACGCATCCGAGAGTGGCTGGCCGGCAGTAGCCGAAGCGCGAGCAGCGACAACCCGACAACCGGCGTGACAGCGCCGAGCCGGTCGGCCGCTCTCGGGACCGTGACCGTGGCCGACGCGTTCGGTATCTCGATGGTCTATCGGGCTATCCAGATCCACGCGATCAGCGCCAAGCAGCTGAGCATCGAGACCACCCGCTACGGGCGCGTGGTCGAAGATCACCCCCTGACCCGCCGGCCTGACCCGCAGAGCACGCGTAGCAGCTGGATCGAGCAGGTTGTGGTGTCCATGGCCAGCACCGGCAACGGTTACGCCGAGATCGTGCGCGACGCGTTCGGGCAGCCTATCGCTCTGCCGGTGCTCAACCCGCTGCAGGTCCGCATTCACACGGATGCCGCCGGCCACGTCACGAAGTACAGCTACCGCAACCGCGAGCTGCAGCCGCGCGACATGATGCACGTCACGCTGCTGCGCGTTCCCGGCTCGGCCTACGGTCTCGGCCCCGTGCAGGCTGCGCAGCCGGATCTGCGCGGCGCGATCTCCACCCGCGACTACGCGGCTGCCTGGCTGGACGACAGCGGCGTGCCCACCGGCGTGCTGAAGTCGGATCAGAACATCACCCGCGACACGGCCGCCATGGCCAAGGAGCACTGGAACGAGAACGCCGGCCAGAAAAACGGCGTCGTGGTGCTCGGGCAGGGGCTGGATTACCGGCCGATCTTCCTCAGCCCCAAGGACGTGCAGTTCATCGAGTCGCAGCAGTTCAGCGTGACGCAGATCGCGCGGCTGTTCGGCACGCCGGCGTCGCTCATGCTCGCAGCCGTCGAGGGCAACAGCCAGAGCTACAGCAACGTTGAGCAGGACTGGCTGGCGTATGTCCGCTTCACCCTCATGGGCTATCTGACCGAGATCGAGGATGCCCTGTCGGAGCTGCTGCCCGGTGCGCGTCGCGCCCGGTTCAACATCGAGGCTCTGCTGCGCGCCGACACCACGACGCGCTACGCGAGCTACAAGACGGCCATTGAGGCCGGCTTCCTGACCGTGCCCGAGGTCCGCGAGATCGAGGGATGGGCACCGCTGCCCGACGACGCCGAGACCCCGAGCCAGGAGACCCCGACCGCATGACCGTGACCATGGAAACCCGCGAGCTGCACGTGCGCGCAGCCGTCAACGCCGAGACCCGAGAGATCAGCGGCGTGGGCGTGCCCTACGGCGAGACCATCACCGTGTGGGGCCAGCGCGAGCGGCTGAACGCCGGCAGCGTCGAGGCCGAGGGCGCGAAGCTGTTCTACCGCCACAGCGAGCCGATCGGCGTTGTGACGGCCGCGAAGGACGACGAGAGCGGCTGGCACCCCACGGCGAAGATCAGCGCCACGGCGCGCGGCGATGAGGCGTATCAGCTCGCCCGCGACGGCGTGCTGGATGGTCTCTCGATCGGGTTCGACCCCATCGAATACCACATCGAGCGCGACGAGCTGGGCGACGTGATCGTGTACGACCGCGTGGCTGTCCGCGAGGTCTCCCTGGTCCCCTTCCCCGCCTACCCCTCTGCCCGCGTCGAGAGCGTGCGCGAGCGCCCCGCCAACAACAACCCCCGTCGAGAGGACACCCCCAACATGAACGATGAGCAGGAGCGCGGCGACGACCTCCGCGAGATCCGCGAGCAGGTGCAGGATCTCGGCCGGCAGTTCGCGCTGGCCGGCCAGCAGCGCGCCGCCGAGCCGGTGGCCGACGAGCGCAGCGCCGGCGCGTGGCTGCGCGACCTGGTGCGCGGCGACGCCGACACCATCCGCGAGTACGAGGGCATGGTGGAGCGCGCCTACACCGGCGGCACGTCGGCTGACGGCATCCTCACCCCGCAGTACGTGGGCGACACCATCCGCCTGATCGAAGCGCCGAACGTGCTCGGCTCGATCTTCAGCACCGGCGTGCTGCCGTCCAAGGGTCTGAAGCTCGAATACGGCGTGCTGGAAAGCGACACCGTGGACGTGGCCGAGCAGGAGAACGAGGGCGACGACCTCACCTCCGGTTCGATCTCGCTCGACACCGATTACGAGGAGATCAAGACCTACGGCGGTTACGTCGAGCTGTCCCGCCAGAAGATCGAGCGCACCACCAACGTGAACGTGCTCGACCTCCACCTGCGCGCCCTCGCGCTGCGCGCCGGCCGTCGCAAGGCTGCCGTGCTCCGGGCGCACTACGCGGCGCTGGTGACCGCCAACATGGCCGACCCCGACCGCGTGGCCGTGGTCGAGGACGCGACCGACTGGATCGACTGGCTGGGCGCGATCATCGACGGCGCGGAATGGTTCGCTGACCTCGGCCTGTCGCTCGACGCGCTGGTGGCCGGTAAGGACCGGTTCAAGGAGCTGGCGAGCCTGAAGGACAGCGCCAACCGCCCGCTGATGGTCGTCAGCGGCACCGGCGACAACACCGTGGGCCGGATCAACGCCAAGACCCTCGGCGGCGATCTCGCCGGCGTCACGGTCCGGCTCGACCTGAAGGGCGCAGCCGACCGTGCCGCGTTCGTCAACGGCGAGGCGATCCGCCAGTACAACTCGCCCGTGGTCGAGCTGGCCGACGAGAACATCGTCAACCTGTCGAAGCGGTTCGGCGTGTACTACTACGCCGCCAACGCGACCGAGATCCCCGGCGCTGTCGTGCCCGTCGTGCCCGCTCTGCCGGCCGGCGTCAAGGACGGCAAGTAAGACATGGCCGACGAGAGCACAGAGCAGACCGAGCTGCAGCAGCTCACGGAGCAGCTGCGCGCCTACGTGACGCCCGAAGCGCGCCACGTGGCCGTCGATGAGAAGTACGTCACCGCGTGCGCCTCTGAGGCTCTGGCTCTCGTCGGCCAGCTGATCGGCACCGCGACCGTGCCGGCCGAGATCCGCACGCGCGCGATCATCGAGGCCGGCAGCGAGCTGTTCCACAAGCGCCAAGCGCCCAATGGGATCTCGCAGTTCGCGGATGCCACCGGCACCCCGCTGCGCGTCGCCAAAGACCCCATGAACGTGGCGCGCGTCATCCTGCAGCCCTTCCTGCCGCTCGGGTTCGCATGAGCGTGCTCGGGGATCTGCGCCGCGAGCTGGCCGACGACGTGGCCGGCTCGCCGGTCGAGCTGACGACCTACGACCACGTGCCGGCGCGCGTGCAGCTGCCGGCCGCGTTCGTCGTCGCCGGCGCGCCCTACGTCGAGCCGGATCAGACGTTCGGCAGCTCGATCGTGCGGTTCGGCGTCGTGCTGCTGGCGCAGCCGAGCATGAACGCCGACGAGACCGATCAGCTGGATGAGCGGATCGAGAGCGTGCAGCGCCGGCTGCTGTCGGCCGGCTGGCTGGTCGAGCGGATCGAGCGCCCCGAGATCCAAGACCTGAACGGGGCCGAGGTACTGGCCACCGCCCTGAGCGTCGCCGCCGGCGGCGTGACATTCCCCTGACATGTCCTAGACAGTCCACCCAAGAGAGAGAGACCCCCATGGGCAGTACCCGTATCCGTGGCAACCGCAAGCCGCAGCTGACGCTCGGCAGCCCCGGCACCGACCGCTCGGCTGACGTGATCAGCTGGACGATCGAGAACGAAGAGGCCGACGCCGACGTGGTGACGTTCGAGGACGCGGCCGAGGGCGGGGGCCGGCAGTTCTTCCTGCGCGGTTCCGCGATCCAGTCCACCGACACGGCAGCGTTCTGGCGCTACGTGTGGGAGAACAGCGGCGAAGAGAAGGTGCCCTACACGATCGCGCCCCACGGCAACGCTGTGCCGTCCGAGAGCGAACCGCATTTCGTCGGCACGCTGACGATCGGCCCCAAGCCCACCATTGGCGGCGAGGCGTCCACGGATCCGAAGTCGGCGTTCACGTTCGACTACGAGTTCCCGATCGACGGCGAGCCGACCATGGACACCGGCGCGTAAGCGGGGCGGCGCGTGGCTGAGTACCAGAACCGCGGCATCCGTATCGACGGGCTGCGAGAGCTGAACGCGAAGCTGCGCGCCGCCGGCGACGAGAGCGCCGACCTGCCGGATCTCATGTTCCGGCTCGGCTCGATCGTCATAGCCAACGCGCGCGTGCCGGCCAAGAGTGGCGAGCTGGCCGGCACGCTGCGCGCCGGCCGAGGCCGCACCAAAGCCGTGGTGCGTGCCGGCTATGCCAAGCGTGGCGCACACGCCGGCGTAGTCCACTACGGCAACCCCCACACGGGCAGCCGAGCGCAGCCGTTCCTGGTGGACGCGCTGCGCCGTGCCCAATCCCAGCTGGTCAGCGAGCTGCAGACCGGCATCGACCAACTGATGCGTAAGCACAAGCTCTGAGGAGGGCACCCACATGGAAACCGAAACCCCCAAGAAGAAGTTTGACCTGGATCAGCTCACGCTGGGCGAGGTCGCAGCGATCGAGGATCTTTCCGGCGTCGCGATCGGCAGCGTGTCCGAGAGCACCCCGCAGGGCAAGTTCCTGGCGGCGCTCTACATGGTGGCCAAGCGCCGCGACGGGCAGCCCACGTTCACGTTCAACGCCGCTCTGCAGGCGTCCATGGGCGAGGCGCAGAGCTTCCTCGGGTTCGACGCCGCCGGCGACGCCGAGGCCGACGACGCCGAGAGCAGCGCCGAGGGAAACGGCGACGGCTCGCCCGAGAACGCGCCCGTCTAAAGGCGCAGTTCATCGTGCAGCTGGGCATGGACCCGGCCGCGTATGAACGCCTGACGATCGCGGAGCGCGACGCGATCGTGCGCGAGCTGAACAAGCGCAGCCGCCGGCGCAGATAGCCGGCTGACATGTCCTAGACATGTCACCCTGACCGGCCGGCCCCGACAACCCCCCAGCTACCCCAGCACGTCGGGGCCGGCCCCCAGATTTCCCCCGAGAGGACACTAGCGCCGCCATGGCCAAGAACACCGTAATCGTGTCGATCCTCGGGGATACCCGCGACCTGCAGAGCAAGCTCGGCGGGGCCACGGGATCGCTCGGCAAGTGGGGCGCAGCTGCAGCTGCAGCCGGCGCGGCCGTCGCTGCAGCTGTCGGCGTCGGCGTCGCCAAGAGCGTCAAGAGCGCCAGCGAGCTGCAGCAGAACCTCGGGGCCATGGACAGCGTGTTCAAGGGCAACGCGGCGCAGATGCAGCAGTGGGCGAACGGCGCGGCCGGCGCGGTCGGCCTGGCTAAGTCCGAGTACGCCGGCCTGGCTACCGTGCTCGGCTCGCAGCTGCGCAACATGGGCGTGGAGAGCGCCGCGCTGGCTGGCAAGACCAATGAGCTGATCGGGCTAGGCGCGGATCTCTCGGCGCAGTTCGGGGGCAGCACGTCGGATGCCGTGTCGGCCCTGTCGTCGCTGCTGCGAGGCGAGCGAGACCCGATCGAGCGTTACGGCGTGTCGATCAACGAAGCGGCCGTGCAGGCGAAAATGGCCGAGATGGGGCTGACCGGCCTCACCGGCGAGGCCGAGAAGAACGCGAAGCTGCAGGCCACGCTCGCGCTGCTGTATCAGCAGACCGCCGACGCGCAGGGCGCATTCGCCCGCGAGAGCACCACGCTGGCCGGCGCGCAGCAGCGCCTGGCTGCCGGCGCGGAAAACCTGTTCGCCACGTTCGGCACGGCGCTGCTGCCGGCGTTCACGGCCGTGACCGCAGCGGCCGGCGTGCTGCTCAACAAGCTGCAGGGCAGCGACTGGTTCGCCAGCGTCACGGCGTCGATCACCGGCGCATCGAACGCGTTCGCGGATTTCGTGTTCGGTCTGCTCAATGGCACGTCGTCGCTCGATTTCGGGGCGCTGTTCGCCGGCCTGCTGCCGGCCGTGATTCAGGGCGTGCAGGCTGCTGCCGGCTGGATCGCCGGCGGCGGTCTCAACAGCCTGGTGGCCGGTCTGACGGCCGGCCGTGGGGCCATGCTCGACGGCGCGGTGCAGCTGTTCACGGCGCTGGCCGAGGCGCTGCCCATGATCCTGCCGGCGCTGCTCACGGCCGTGCTCGGGTTCATCACGCAGATGATCGCGCAGCTGGCCACGTTCGTGCCGCTGCTGCTCAACGCCGGCGTGCAGATGTTCACGCAGCTGGTCAACGCCCTGGTGACCGTCATCCCGTCGATCATCACCACGCTGGTGACGCTGCTCCCCGGCATCCTCACGACGCTGCTCGGCATGATCCCGGTTATCCTCAGCGCGGCCGTGCAGGTATTCACGCAGCTGGTGGCCGCTATCCCGGTGATCATCCCCCCGCTGATCGAGGCCGTGGTGGGCCTGCTGCCGCAGCTGGTGGCGTCGATCGTGTCGATGCTCCCCGGCATCCTGCAGGGCGCTATCGAGCTGTTCACGGCGCTGGTGCAGGCGCTGCCCATCATCCTGCCCACGCTGCTGACGGGCATTCTCAACCTGCTGCCGTCCATCCTGTCGTCGGTTATCTCGATGATCCCGGCGCTGATCAACGGCGCGGTGCAGCTGTTCACCGGCATTGTGCAGGCGCTGCCCAAGATCATCCCGCAGCTGATCAGCGCGCTGATCGGTCTCGCGCCGACCATGATCTCGACGCTGATCGGTCTCGTTCCGCAGCTCATCCGCGCCGGCGTCGATCTGATCGGCGGTCTGGTCAAGGGTCTGATGCAGGCCGCCGGATCGGTCGGCAGCGCGCTGCTCGAAATCGCGCAGAACGCCGTAGGTGACTTCCTGAGCTTCCTCGGCATTCACTCGCCGTCCCGGCTGTTTATGGGGTTCGGTAAGAACACCGTTCAGGGTCTGGTGCTCGGCCTGACGCGTAACGCCGGCCTGGTCGATGGGGCCATGGGTGCGCTGAGCTCGCGCGTGGGGGCCGGGTTCGATCCGGTGCTGACCACGCCCGAGATCGACAGCGCATTCAACAGCTACGGCGCCGCGCGCGCCAGCTCGGCCGGCTCCGCGCCGGTCTACCAGATCAGCGTCAGCACGCTGAACGCCACGGCCGAGACCGGCCGCGTGATCGTCGAGGCGATCCGCGACTACGAGGACGCGGGGGGCCGGCTGTGACCGTCATCGAGCGCCCGCTGTTCGGCCGCGTCGAGCTGCAGCGCGCCGAGATCCGGCAGCTGCTGCGCGCCGGGTTCGAGAGCGTGGCAGATACGCCCTGGACGCTGCCGGCCACCATGGTGCGCGAGAACGCCGGCAGCCTGTCCTATTACGGCAACTGGCGGCTGCGAATCAACGCCGACACCGCGACGCGGACGGCGCGCAGCGAGCTGCTGCCCGTCACGCCGGGGATGCGCTACACGATCGCGCTGTACGTGCGCAGGGACGCCGCATTCAACGGCTCGGCCACCGCGACCAAGCTGCGCATTGCGAGCAGCTCTGACAGCTTCCTGGGCGAATTGACGTTCGCTCTCTCGGACATGCCGGCTGCAGGTGTCTGGTATCGCCGCGCGATCGAGTGGACCGCGCCGGCCGGCTACACGGCCGTGCGGTTCAATCTGCTGGCCAACAACACGGCCGGGTTCGCTGCGCTCGACTCGATCACCGTCACCCCGCTGCTGCCGAGCTGGTATCCGGCCGGCATGGCGGATGCCCTGCAGCTGACCATTCGCCGCGGTGGATCTCGGCAGAGCGTCGGCGTGAAAACCGACGTGGGGCTGATGACCTTCCAGCTGCTCGACGCCGGCGATCCCATGGCCGGCGGCACGTTCGCGCCGGGGCAGGAGATCCGGGGTATCTCGCGCGATCTCGCCGGCGGGCTGTCGGAGCTGTTCACCGGCCGCGTGGTCGATGTGGCCAGCAGCTACCCGCTCAACAAGTCCACCGGCCGGCAGCGAGCTGTCACGACCGTGACCGTGGCGGATGCCGTCAAGACCCACGGCGAGACCCCGCGCTACGGCGTGGCGATCCCTACCGGGTTCGAGACGTTCGAGGCGCGCATTAGCCGGCTCGCCGGCTCGGCTCTGGCCCCGATCGAAGCGCCCGCGCAGGGCGCACCCCGAGAGGTGTACGCGTTCTAATGCCTGACCTGATTTCCGTATTCCAGTCGTCGCCGGCTACCACGTTCGTGCTCGGCGCGGATCTGCTGAGCCAGAACGAAGATGGCAACTACTCGACCGTTCGCTGCTACCTGAAAGCCACGGTCGGCCCCGGTGGCGCGACTAGCTCGCAGTTCAACGACTACGGCGAGCAGTGGGGCCAGATCGACGGTCTGACCACCTGGCACATTCACAGCGGTAAGCCGTTCATGCCCTCGGGCCTGCCCAATGGCGCGGTGCGCTGGCTCGACGTCGTGGACGTCAATATCGGCCACGGCGCGGACGGCCGGCGCGGTGGCGTCACCTTCCGCCAGGTGCTGCGCTACGGCGGGCGCGACCTGCAGCACGTGGCCGGGTTCGACAACTTCCCCCGGATCGCCAAGCCGCCGGCAGCACCGGGCACCCCGACGCTGAGCAACGTCACCACCAACAGCGTGCGCGTGTCGGCCGGCTCGATCCCCGACGACGGCGGGGCCGGCGTCACGCAGTGGCAGTTCCAAGCCGCGACGGATGCCGGGTTTAGCCAGGGCGTCGTCACGTCGGCCAACAATGGCCCGATTCACGACGTGGGCGGGCTGACGCCTGGACAGCGCTACTACTTCCGCGTGCGTGCCTACAACCGCCGGGGCTGGTCTGGCTGGTCTGCCGGCGCGCCCGACGTATTCGTGGGGCTGCCGGCCCCGACGCTGACCGGCTGGGCGCAGGACGCCGCCGGCGCGCTGGTGGCCACCTGGACAGCGCCGGCTGTCGTCACGGGGCTGACCGGCTACCGCGTGCAGGTGGCGCGGGATGCCGGGTTCACGGTCGGCGTGCAGAACATCGACGTGGGCAACGTGCTGCAGTGCGCCGTGGCCGGCCTGGCTGGTGGGCGCTACTACCACGCCCGCGTCGCGGCTCGCACCGCCGGCGGCGTTAACGCCTACTCGGGATCTCGGCAGGCGCTGCTGGTGCTGAGCGCCGGCGATCTCGACGGCTGGACTCGCGTGGGCCAGCTGCCGGCCGGCATGGCGGCATTCACGGCCGAGGGCATCCGACGCGGCACCGTCGACGGCCGGCAGGCTCTGGTGCTCGAGAACCTATCCACGGCAGCGGCGCAGCTCACCACGGGCCAGCTCGGCCTGCAGCGCGTCGTCACGGGGCTGAAGATCGGCAGCGCCTACCGCTTCCGCGCATCCGCGCAGCTGACCTCTGACGCCGCTCTGGCGCGCCAGTATCGCCTGCAGGTAGTGGGGGAGGGCGCAGGGCCGGTTACGGCCGTCACAACCGCGCTCACGGCCCTGGGAGACGGTATCGAGTTCGTGGCCGACACCGAGACCGCGACGCTGCAGATCATGCTCGCGCAGGGCGTCACCGTGCCGGCCGACACTGAGGCTGTCGAGCGCGTCGCGTTCTCGGGCATCGAGCTGGTCGAGCTGGTGACCGACTACCCCGTGCGGCTGCGCGAAACGGTCTACGAGTCCAACCTGGCTAATCATTTCGATCTCGCGTGCAACAGCGTGGGCGCGAGCTGGTACGTGGGCAAGGACGGCGTAACCCGCTTCCGGCTGCCTGGCGCTGCCCTGCCGGTCTCGGCCGTGTTCACCGACGAGACCGACGACACCGCGCTGCACTACATCGACGTGGCGGCCGCGTATGACACGCGCGGCATGGTCAACCGCCTGGACGTGACCAACTACGGCGTGAGCGAGGACCGAGAGACCGAGGACAACAGCGAGCTGATCGTGGTCGAGCAGTCGAGTATCGACGCGTTCGGCGTCCGGTCGAGCCGGCTCGAAGTGAACCTGTACGACCGCGCGCCCTATGACGAATCGCTGAGCGATCGGCTGGCCAATCTGCTGGCCGAGTCTGCAGAGCCGCGCCTGTTCGTGTCGAGCTTCCGGTGGAACGCGCAAGAGAACCTGCCGGCCGCGAACGCGCTCGACGTGGGCCAGCGCATCACCGTGCGATTCAACGGCACCGAGCAAGACAGCCAGATCGTCGCGCTGCAGCACGACATTACCCCGCGCCGGTGGATCGTCACCGTGACGCTTAGGAGGCTCTGACATGGCCCTGAGACAGCTCGAAGAAGCGGTGCGCAGCCTGCAGCGCCGCGTGGGCGAGATCCTGCAGCAGCTGGCCCCCGTGGGCACGATCCACGCGTTCGCCGGCCCCGTCGCGCCGGCCAACTACGTGCTGATGGACGGCCGGCAGCTCTCGCGCGCCGACTACCCGGCCCTGTTCGCCCTGATCGGCACGACCTACGGGGCCGGCAACGGTACAACCACGTTCCACGTGCCCGACGCCCGAGGGCGCGCCCTGGTGGCCCTGGACACCGCGCAAGCCGAGTTCAACGCCATGGGCAAGACCGGCGGGGCCAAGACCGTGGCCCTGACGGCTGCGCAGAACGGCAAGCACTCGCACCTGCTGAACGCCGGCGGGCAGGCTCACGCGTTCTCGTGGGGCGGGGCCGGCGGGACGACGGTTCACGTCCAGAACGCGATCGCGGCCGTGGGCGCGCCCCCGAGCAACAACCTGACGACGCACCAGAACGCATGGAACCGCACCGCCGACGACGGGGCCGGCGAGGCGCACAACAACCTGCAGCCCTTCCTGACCGTCGCCTACGTGATCAAAGCCAAGTAACCCCCTGACATGTCCTAGACATGTCCACCCGAGAGGACACCCCATGACCCTGATCGAGACCGTGCTGGTCGAGCAGATCGCGCAGCTGCGCATGGCTGCCGATTTCAACGCGCAGGCCGCAGCCAACGCCGCCCGAGACCTCGCGCGCGCCGACGAGCTGCAGGCCGCCCTGGACGACTACCGCGCCACGCTGCCGGCCCCCGAGATCCCCGACGACGAGCCGGCCCCCGAGCCGGCCCCTGAGACCGCCGAGCCGGCCGACGAGTTGCCGGCGTCCGGTGCCCCGATCTACGACGAGCTGCAGGCGCAGCTCGACGCGTGAGACCCCGAGAGAGATAGGAGAGATCCCCCATGACCATGTACCCGAACGGGGGCAAGACCGCCCCCAAGGTGTCGAGTCCGTTCGGCCCCCGCGATCCCCGCGTGGGTATCAGCTCGCAGCACAACGGCGCTGATCTGATCGGTTTCGAGGACGTTCACGCCGTCGAGGCCGGCACGGTCACGCACGCCGGCTGGATGAACGACGCTGCCGGCATCACCGTGGTGATCGACCACGGGGGCGGCGTCACGTCGCTCTACATGCACCTGGAACGCGTCAGCGTTGGCCGGGGCCGCGTGGCCGAGGGCGCGAAGATCGGCGAGGTCGGCAGCACCGGCAACGCGACCGGCGATTGCCTGCACTACGAGGTTCGCCTGAACGGCCGCAGCATCGAGCCGATGGGCTGGACGGCCGCACGGATCGCCGGCGGGCAGCCGGCTGCAGCTGCGCCGGCGTTCCCGCTGCCGTGGAGCTGGTACTTCGGCCCCAAGTCCGGCCCGCGCGAGAGCGTCAGCGGGTACTACTCGCACCGCGAGGATCTGCGTCGCTGGCAGGCTCGCATGATCGAGCGCGGCTGGGATCTCGGCCCGAGCGGCGCGGATGGTCTCTACGGGGACCGCACCGGCGACGTGGCCGAGGCATTCCAGCGCGAGAAGGGGCTGACCGTCGATCGCAAGATCGGGCCGGCGACGTGGGCCGCAGCCTGGACGGCACCGATCACGTGACCGCGACCGAGTGGACCCTGATCGCCGTCGCCGTCGTCACGGCATCCGGTGCGTGGCTGAACGCCCGCTACGGGCGCATGGGGCGGATCGAGCGCCGGCTGGCCAGCGTCGAGAACCTGAACAACCGGCTGTGGGCCTACGTGCGCCAGCAGCACGATCACGCCTACCGATCCGGGTTCGTCCCCCTGCCCATCCCTAACCACCTGTTCGAGAACGGAGACACCGAATGACCGATCCCGCCCCCCTGACGCGCCGAGAGCGACGGGCGCAGCTGCGCGCGCGCTCTGAGCGCTTCCTGACGCCGGCATTCCGCCGGTGGGCCTACGGCGTCGCCGGCGCGGCTGTCGCGGCTGCCGTGTTCGCCGGCTGGCTGCCCGAGGGCGCTCTGGCCGTCATCCTGCCGCTGATCATGGCCGTGCTCTACGTCGATAAGACCGGTGCGCCGCTCTGAGAGCCGCTGAGAGCACGAAACAGCGCCCCCTGCCTATACGGCGGGGGGCGCTGTCGTATTCGGCGCTCTCAGCGGCTGCCAGAGCGCCGGCGGCGTGGTCGCTTCACCGGCCGGCCAGCTTCCATGTACGGCCAGAGCGCCGTGAACAGCTCGGCGCGGTGCTCGGCGTTCAGGTCGATCTCCCACGCTGCGCCGTCGTGCGCGAACGTGATCGTTGCCACGTCATCCTCGGAGCCGTCGAGATCGTCAGTCAGCAGCTCGATTGTGCGCGTTGCCATGGTCAGCCCTCCAGCTCTCGGATACGCGATTTCGGCATCACGTAGCTGCCGTGTGCGCCGAGGCGCTGCAGCTGGAAGTAGTCGGCGTTACGGCGCAGCGCGTACTCGCTGACGCCGAGCACGGTCGCGGCCGTGTCGAGCGGCACCATGACCGGCAGCGGGGCGAGCACGCCGGCCACGGTCAGCTCGCTGCCGGCGTGCTGCCGGCGGTCGATCGACACGGGCGTGTCTTTGACAGTGTCCATGACACCGGGCAGCGCATCCTGCACGATCGCGTCGGCCGGCAGCGACCACTTATTGCCCACCTTCACAGCACCGGGCACGCGGCCGGCGTCGAGCCACCGGCGCACCGTGCGCGTGGCCACCTTCCGCTGCGCTGCGAACGCGTCAATCGAGATCATCGCGGTGGCCGGCCGCTTAGCCGGCTCGGGGGAGATCAGTTCCATGGTGAGACCTTCCTAGACATGTGACAGTGACATGGACATGTCTAGTGACACTGACATGGACATGTCAAGTGACACGCGGGCATGACAAAGCGCCCCACGTCGCCGGCGCGGGGCGATCGTGGGGCGCGAGCTGCAGGCCGGCGTCACGCAGCTGCGTGCGGGGGCAGCAGGCGCTCGGGCGCTTGCCCGGTTGCCTCAGCCCACCGCATGAACTGCGACACGCTCGGCTCGGAGATCCCGCGTTCCCACGCCGAGATCGTGCCGTGACTCACGCCGATCTGCAGCGCCATGGCACGGGCAGACAGCCCTGCAGCGCCACGCGTGGCCCGCAGGATCTCCGGCAGCCCGCTGCTGTCGATCTGAATAAGTGTCATGCGTGTGAGTGTATCGCTAGGTATCGACATATATGTAGACACGCCGCCAGGAATGCGCGCGACTCGCTACATGTGCGTAAAGACTCGCCACGTGTCTAGAATCCCAACCATGCGACCACGACCACCACCAAGCGCCCCGCAGAGGGGCGATAACCGAATACGCGGCCCGGTGAGGGGCCACCAACGCTGTAGGCGACAGCGAAACAAGAACGGGTATCCAGTCCCGGTGCCATCCCGAGAAGTAGGGAGCAGCGGTCAAGGCATGACCGGGCGCTGCACAACACCCCCAATCCACCCCCCTGCTTCATATCCCGTCCGTGACGCGCTAACCCCGCGTGCCGTGGCGATCTCCCTAGGCTCCGCCTGGCTCCGTCGAGCAGATCCCATGCGCCCCTCCCGAGTTCAGAAATGAGCTAGGGGGGGCCATAGTTCCCAACCCTCTCACCTACCTTCACCATCGAGCAGGGCGAAGGGACATACCCCACACACCCCACACACCCCGAGAGCAACCCCGTGACCAACCCGAGCACCGCAGCAGTAGCCAACGCCCTGTCAGAGCTGACAGAGCAGACCCGCCAAGTAGCCACCCGAGCACGACGAGCACGACAGATCAGCCTGCTGAATCAGGCCCGCACGCTCGGGGAACAGCTCGACGCAGCTCGCACTCAGCTGATCGTTACCGGACCGCAAGCACTGGCCGCCGCCGAGGCGTTCGTGGCGGCCGGTAGCGTTGCTCTGGGGAGCATCGTCGCGAAGCTCGACCGCTTGGATCTCGGCATCGACCGGATCGCGGCTGAGCGCGTAGACGCCGGCGACGTGATCGCGTGGCTGGAATGGCACTCCATCCACCTGTACCCGTATCAGCGTCGAGCGATCGAGCAGCTGCTGCCTGCCTGAACGCTCTCGACGCGTCCGCCTGGTGACCCCCGACGCCGGCGAACCTAGACCCTCCCCACAACCCCCACACACCCGACAACCCGAGAGAGCATCCCCAGTGCCCACCATGACCGCCGTTGCGACCAACTCCCCGCTACCCGCCCACGCCAAGAAGCTGACCGCCGGCCAGGTGGCCGAGCTGTTCGGCGTCCGAGTCGAGACCGTGCGCCGATGGGCCGACGCCGGCAAGATCCCCTGCATGCGGACGCTCGGGGGAGATCGTCGGTTCGATCCCGCCGTGGTGCAGCGCATCCTGCACGACGCGGCTGCAGCATGAGCCAGCACAGCAGCCGGTCGGCTGAGTACAAGAGCAACCGGCTGCTGTGCCTGAACCGTGACGGCTGGATCTGCACCTACTGCCGATGCGAGCTGATCGAGGGCAAGAACGCGACCGCTGATCACGTGGTGTCCAAGGCTACGTGGATCAGAGAGGGCCGCGAGGGTAGCCCCGATCAGCTCGACAACCTGGTGGCCAGCTGCACGTCATGCAACAGCTCGAAGGGTGACCGCGACACCATGCCGCGCGTGAACTACTACAACCCGCGCTGGTTCGCCGGTCTCGTGCCGGCCTGACGCCGGCCGGCCTGCAGCTCGACGCCGAGCCGAACGCCGTTTCTCCGTAGCGAGGGCCACGGACACCCCGCCCCA